TTTAGAATAATTACTAATACATTTTTGTACTGCGATTTGTAATCTCTTAGGCAAATGTTCTAACACTTGTTCGTTTGTATAGTTCTTTCTAACTAAAAATGATCTATATAAAAAGTATGGATCTTCTAGCATTTCTACTAACAAGTCTGTAAGTTTTTCTAACTCATCTGATCCTGAAGCAATTATAGGATTTTCTTTAAAGAAAATATACATTCTCATTTCTGGTTCTAACCAATCTTCAAATGTAGGTTGCCAATCCTTTGTTTCATATGCCCTAGCATCTTTTGTGAAGTGTTTCAATTCGTGTTGTAACATCTTAAAAAGACTGAAGCCTGGTTGGGCAATTTGGTCACGTCTATTCTGTTTTTTAGGTGTGTTCCATCTATTAACTTCTGAAAGTGTTTCTTCTATACCAAGTACACCTGTTGTATATTCTGTCCACTTCCTCAAATCAGTAAAATGAATGTTTGTTTCATCATGCATGTAAGGTAAAAGACAACCAAGTGTAAGTGCAGGATCTAAATGTGATTCACCAAACGTGTAGTCGAGACAAGCAACAGCACCCATACTAAAGAATGTTTTGTGTATTGAACGCACAAACTGTCTAAAACAATACAAAAATCTAAGTTGATATTCTGACTCAATCCCGTCTGGCAACATGTTGATTATTTCTTCTCTGCCACCGTTGTGGTAGAATGGTTCCATTAGTGAATGTCTACTATAAGGTTCTTCTAGATTAAAATTCAACATCACAAGCCCAGAACAATATCTATGTAATGGGTCTCTTATGCATATTTTAACATTCGTTGGATTTAAGTCTTCAAGCCTTGAAGTCATCCACTGGAGACCATGTTCTGTTGACGTATGGATTTTTGCTTTTTTGAGGTCATATCTCCATGCTGATTTATCTTTTGTTTCTGATAAATCTTTCACATATGAACTTGCGTTTCTTTTGAAAAGTCCCCATGTTTCTATGGGTAAGTTATGGGGGTCGTTTTGCTTTACTACGTTATAATATGTTATCATGTGTGTGTCCTTCTATATATTTATCTACTGTCAAAAGATAAATACTATTATAATAAACACACACTAGTTTCGGTAGGAGGAAATAGAATGGCAGAAGAAGAAAAAGCAGAAGTAAGTATGAGTCGTGCAGAATACGATGCGTTGAAGGCGAGAGCTGACGGCGAAGACCCCACCACTGGCGGTAGATACGATACTAGAGGTTTTAAAACTGTCGCAGGTATGGAAGATGTAGACATCAACAAAGATGGTCATATTTCAAATGGTGAGATGGAAATGCATCTAGAGTTCAAACGAAAAGAACTTGAAGATGCAGATGCAATGAGAGATGCTCAACGTAAGATGGCATGGTTCTCATTACTTGGAATGTTACTATATCCTGCCGCAGTAGTTGTTGCCAGTTTGACAGGACTAAGCGAAGCACAAGCAACACTAGGCGATATGGCACCTACATACTTTGTAGCAGTTGCCGGTATCGTAGCGGCATTCTTTGGAGCTCAGGCTTTTAGTTCTAGCAAGAAGTAGGTGCTCAATAGTCTTTCTGTTCCTACAACAGTTAGATAAATACTAATATGGAACACACCTTTGTTAAACATTTTGCAAGACTTATCACTGATCACGAACTCACTAATGAGGAAGTGGCCGAATACTACGATATCGTACAAGCCCACATTCCAGCAAAGGTTGTAGTAGCATACACTGATGATCATGAGATGGTTAGTGCAGAAGTAACACTATACTCTACTACAGAAGACCGAACTATATACGAGGTTGTTCTACAAGCACCTGTTGATGGTGATGAAGGAGATGATATTACAAAGGAACTTGTAGAAGTATTTCCGGACTACGATTTTGACTTTGAAACAAGTCTGGAGATCTAGAGCCCAGTTAAATGCAAAAATTTAACATACCGACACCTAGCCAGGGATTTTACACCGTAACCAACATTTTATCTACTGAGCAATGCTCCCATATAGTAGACTGGATACCCGACGAAGACGCAGACGGTTGGACCGGACTAGTCCACGATGAGCAAATTGTTTCCTCAGAATTTACTGAATACATTCCTCGCAGATACAGATGCGACGAAGAAATGAAAGAATATATTTCAGAACAAACTGGCTTCCCATCACCCATAATGTGGATTTGTAAATACCTCGAAGGAGAAGGTTGCGATACTCATGTTGATGTTAATAATGTTGTAAATATTAAACTAAACGATGATTATACTGGAGGAGATCTTATACTCAAAGACAGGTTTCCTATTTCAGAGTTAAGTGTAGGAGATGCAGTTGTGTTTAATAAAACCCTCCGACATAAAGTTAAGCCTGTAACAACAGGTGTTCGATACTCTCTTGTTATTGCAATATAACACTAAAAGTTAACTACAACCAGAATCCTGCTGTAATACCCCTAGCGGTGTATAAATATTAGCGATACACACAAATAACACAGGAAACACAATGGCATTTAATAAAACATTCAACGAAGAAGAAAAAACAAGACTCAAAAAATTAATCGACGAAGGTATGCAAGTTACCTATGAAGTCGAAACTCTTAGAGAAGGATTAAGAGAAACTGTAAAAGCGATTGCAGAAGAAATGGAACTTAAACCCGGTGTACTAAACAAAGCAATTAAAGTTGCCCACAAGGCTAGTTTTCAAGACGAATTTGATAAGTTTGATGAACTAGAAACAATCCTAGAAACTGTCGGTAGAACATTATAAACCTTGACTTTTTATCTTACTTACTGTATAATATGTCCATATGAGTTACATTGACGCATTCTATGATAAAAGCAGAGACATAGTTAAAGTTGTCGAGCGAGTTAACGGCAAGAGAATCTTTGTTGATCATAAGCCTGAGTATAACTTCTATGTTGCAGATCCTAAAGGAAGTTTTACTAGTATCTATGGCGAAAAAGTAACTGAAATTAGATGTAAAAGTTTCAAAGAGTTTCGTAAAAATGTATCCATAAACAACCACAACAAGAAGTATGAGAGCGACATACGACCAATTAACAAAACGATAGCCAAACATTACCTTGGTGCTGAACAACCTGTGTTACAAACAGCATTCCTTGATATTGAGGTAGACTTCGATCCTGATAGAGGCTACAGTACTCCTGAAGATGCATTCATGGAAATTACTTCCGTGGGAGTCTACCTACAATGGATGGAGGCAATGGTGTGTTTGGCTGTTCCCCCTAAAACACTTAGTTGGGGACAAGCACAACAAATAGCAAAAAAGATGCCAGAAGTTGTGCTATTTAAAACTGAGAAAGAAATGCTACAAACTTTCTTAGAACTTATTGATGATTCAGATATACTTAGTGGCTGGAACAGCGAAGGTTATGATATACCTTATCTTGTAAACAGAATCACAAAAGTATTAGGTAAAGCAGAAACAAGAAAACTATGTTTGTTTGATCAGTTTCCAAAGCATAGAACATTTGAAGCATATGGTGGTGAACGTGAGACATATGACTTAGCAGGTCGTGTACACTTAGACTATATGCAGTTGTATAGAAAATATAACTATGAGGAACGACACAGTTATAGGCTAGATTTTATTGGTGAGATGGAAGTAGGTGAAAAGAAAGTAGCCTATGAAGGTAGTTTGGATAGACTTTATAATCATGACTTCGAAAAGTTCTTAGAATATAATATACAAGATGTTATGTTGTTAGATAAGATGGATAAGAAGTTACAGTTTATAGATTTAGCAAACACTATTGCACATGATAATACTGTATTGTTACCGACAACAATGGGTGCGGTGGCAACAACAGACCAAGCAATTATTAATGAAGCACACAGACGTGGTATGGTTGTGCCAGATAGAAAGAGATATCAAAAGGATAAAAGCCAAACACAAGCGGCAGGAGCCTATGTGGCATTCCCTAAGAAAGGCTTTCACAAATGGATAGGTAGCATGGACTTAAACAGTCTGTATCCAAGTGTGTTTAGAGCTCTCAATATGGGAGCAGAAACAATAGTAGGGCAAGTAAGACAAGACTATACTGAACAAGAAATTAATGACAAAATGACGTTAGAGAAAAAGTCATTTGCAGATGCTTGGTTAGGTAAGTTTGGTAGTAATGAGTATGAAATGGTAATGGCTAAAGATGTTGATCATACGTTGCATCTTGACATGGAAGATGGCTCATCAGCAGAAGTAACAGGAGCAGACGTATATAACTTAATATTTAATGCAGGTCAGCCATGGAACATTAGTGCTAACGGTACTATCTTTAAAACCGACTTCCAAGGTATCGTGCCAGGGTTATTGGAGAGATGGTATGCAGAACGAAAGTTATTACAGGCTAAAAAGAAAGAGGCAACAACACCAGCAGAAGTTGCATTCTGGGATAAGAGACAACTTGTTAAGAAAATTAACCTCAATAGTTTATATGGTGCTATACTTAATCCTGGTTGCCGTTTTTTTGACAAACGTATTGGGCAGTCAACAACACTTACAGGAAGAGCAATTACCAAACACATGGGAGCAGAAACAAATAGAATGCTTACCGGAGTGTACGATCATACTGGCGAAACTATAGTATATGGTGATACTGACTCTGTGTATTTTAGTGCCGAATCAGCATTACCAAAAGGCGAAGAATTAGATATGGATGGTGCTATTGCATTATATGATCATATATCAAATACAGTAAGTGATACCTTTCCAAGGTTCTTAGAAGAGTCTTTTAATATTCCTTTATCTGCAGGCAAAATTATGAAAGCAGGTAGAGAAGTAGTTGGTAAGAGTGGTTTGTTTATTACTAAGAAAAGATATGCTATTAAATGTTTAGACATTGAAGGGTATCAACCTGAAGGTGGTAAACTTAAAATTATGGGTATGGACATTAAGAGAAGTGATACTCCAGAATTTATACAAGACTTCTTAGAAGAAATACTAGACAACGCACTTGACGGTATGAGTGAGGATGAAGTTATACAAAAGATAAAAGACTTTAAAGATGAATTCAAATCATTAGAACCGTGGAAGAAAGGTATGCCAAAACGTGTTAATAACTTAACAAAATATGGAGAGAAACTTGCTAAACAACGCAAAGTATCTCAAAATCATACTAAGTTAAGAAAGTTAAACGACTTAATGCCTAAAGAAAACAT